GATCCACCCTCATAAAGCCTGTTTAAGTATTGAACCGATTTATAATCGATTTTTAGTTCGTGTTCTTTGTCGCCAATTGTGAAGTTAGCCATAATTAAATTCCTCCCGTATGCCCGTCGGCTATTTGTTGTAGGCTTTTGCCTCCGCGTTTACACCCGTCGCGTAACGGTTAAAAGAGAAAGACGGGCGCAATGCCCGTCGTCAGATTGTCATTAAGGTGTTACAGGAACGTCTACTGCGCCTTTCGGAATTTCCGTGAGCGTTTCTTCCGAGATTTCCCCGTTCAGCGTTCCATCGAGTGAGTACGTCGCGAAATCGCCGTTTGAGTATTCGCGGTTAAACGAAGACACCATGTACATTCCGTATTCAGCGACTTTCGTGCGCGTGTTTACTTCGTAAATCTTGACGAATTTCTTCGTCCTAATTGCGTCCTTGATGAAGTCAGTAAACTCGTCTCCCTCCGTCAAGATACCTTCAAGCGATACGGATTCCGTTACCTTTCCGTAGTCACTTCCGGTACGATCCTTCGTATCTAAATCGATGGAATCTGCCTCAATCGACTTCGACCCGCCTGTTTGGTTAAACGGACGAATCAATTTGTTACCTACGCCATCCTCTACCTCTACTGCGAACAATACTTCTTCCCCGCGATATTCTAATCCCATTCCGTATTCCTCCTATTAATTCGTATTAATTTCGATGCGTTACCGTTGGCACTTCCACGTCAAAATAGACGCGATGATACGTATTCCTCGCGTCCGTACTGTCGGCACCAATCGGCACTTCGCCGGTTAAATCCGTATGAAAAAAGCCGCTGACAACTGCCGGCGACTGCGTTAAATCTATTAGCGGTATCTTATCGAAAAGTAAATGCCGTTTGACTGTCGCTTGTAACGTTGCACGCTCCGAAGCTGATTTCGCAAATAGTCCGATTTGAAACCGGTGTATCGTTTCGACAGCTTCGCGCCCCTTCGAGAGTACCGCGTTATTATTCTGCATCTGCTCAATCGTCATGAACGGTTTAGCCGCTTCGTCCGGCAGTTTAACGCCATCGTAAATCCATACGACTTGCACGTCCATGACCGACGCTAAATGCGTACGCAACGAATGTTGTAAGTTCAGTTGCACCGCGTCACTTCCCTTCGATTATCCGACGCTTTAATGCCGCCCGATACGCTTCCCGATTCGCCCAAATAGAGCGTCGCACGAAGCCTTTATGCGACCGATGTTCGTATTCTTGACGCAAGGCATACGGTAGATTCGAGCCGAACGTCCACGTCATTTGCGCGACTCGTTCCGGCGAACTGGCGAGCGAGTTCTTTAGAAACCCGTCCCTTATCGGAGCATTGTGCGCAGCATCGTTCGCCATCTTGCGCGCATATGTTTCGACCGTCTTGCCGACGGCTTCCTTCGTAGAGTCGTCGTAAAAGTGTTTGAACCGCTTTAACACCTCGTCTATTCCGACCGCCTTCATTTCGAAACTCACGTAATCACCCGCCCTACTACTTCGATGCGATTTCTCGCGCCGATGCCTTTTTTGTCGGACGCCATGACTGCATACCAAACACCGTCGTACCGTAGCTTATCAATCTTATCCGCGATATCCGCAATCAAGTCGAAGTCAATCGATAGCCAAACGTCGCCTGTTTCGACTGCTACTCCGTCAATTAAAATCCGCTCATGATCCGCGCCAGCCGAAGACGATATCTCGGTGACTACGGATAGTACGTCGCGTGTGACCGTTTCGCCTCCGGTTACTTCGTCAGTGATTTCGTCAACCGTACCTGCGCCCTCATATGCGATTGTTATTAGCGTCTGCCGGTTCTTGACGATTTCCTTGCGCGTTTCCTTCATAAATTCGATATCTGCTTCGTTTAACATCGTAGTCACCTCCTATAAATATCGCTCGTCCAGTACCGCCGTAATGTACGATGTGCATTGCGGATGTGGCATGTAGATTTCGCTATCCGTCGGTTTAAAAATTCCGGCGCCCTGTCCGTACTTGTCGGTGTTTGCCAGTTCGTAACATCGGTGGGCTTCGTGGTTTCCGTGGCGTCCGGGATTATCGTTTAGGCGCACCCATTCGACGACACTACTGCGTTCCGCTGATAAAGCGCTTGCCGCCCGATACGCCGTATTACCTTCCGTCACTACTAAGCGCTTAATCTTCCACGTTTCGTTATCGTAGGCTTTCCGCACATTTGCGACCATCTTACCGACGGACTCGCCGCGTAAAATATCGCTGCGTAACGACTTACCGATTGCGTCACGTATGTCGCCGGACGTTCCCCATATACGGTCGGACAGTACGAGACCGTCTTCGCCAAACCGTCGCGTAACGTAGTTAAACACTTCACGATTCAAGCGTTCGAAACTGCCGGTAATCATCGGCGCGCCTGTAACAGTCGCAAATCCTGCGCTAACTGCGTCAGTCGTAAATGACGCCGACTTGCCGATAATCTCGTCCATCGCCGCTGTGCCGTAAAGCCGTAGGTCACGCTCAACTCCGTCAAGTTCGCGTAGTATCCTCGAAAGTCGTTGCCGTTTAATCGTACCGTCGTCCGCCGCAAATTCGGTAATTAGTTCGGCTACTTCGGCACGCACACGTCCGACTTCTCGGATTGCATACGCGACTTGCTCGGCGTTTAGCGCGTGATATTCGTCGGCGATACGTTTGTAAATGCGGTCCAGTTCCGCTTGTTTGCTCAAAGCCTACCGCCACGCAATCGGTCACGCCTCGGCATAACTGCGAATGTTGACCGCGTACCTGCCGCTTGCCCGTCCAGTTCCGCTTGATACTCGTCACGGAATAACTTCGCAATCGCGCGATATTCCTTCGCCACCATCGACTTGTCGACCGATTCTTCGCCGTCTTGATACTTAAAATACGACGCCGCATTAATCGCCACTAACGTCGCCAATTCCGCGGAAGCATACGCGAGTAGCTTATTAACGTCAGCCGGTGGTACGTCGGCGTCCGCTACGTAACCGAACGTATCAAACGTATCCATCATCGCAAGTAGTGCTGCGTCCGCCGGCAACGCGCTTACTGCTTCAAATCGTCGTGCGAGTCGTTGAGTTAACGTCTGTAACGTCGCCATACTGCGTACCTCCCGTTTATTTATCGTCCTTCGTTTTCTTGCGTGTTGCCGTCGTCTTTGGCGCAGGCTTTTCGGCTTTCGGCGCTGACTCCGATTTTGTAGCCGCTTTTGCCTGCGCTAAGATTTCGACATAACCGAGGGAGGCGTAATGCTCCGCTTCGGCTTGCGTTAGTTCAATCGTTGAGCCGATAGGCTGACCGTTAAAGATCGCGCCTACCGTCTTAACTTTTACGTTTGTCATCGTTACCCTACCGCTACGTCAGCGTGGAATACTAGGTCAGGATTTTCGATAACCGGTACGCCTGCTGCTGCAACGCGGATTACCGATTGAATAGGTTCGAAGTTGTCGTAAGCGCGAAGGTCGATGCCCGGCTTATAGTCGTTCTCGACCGTTGGTCCGAATAGGAATTGACCGGCACGGCTTGCGAATACCACGCGATATTTTGGTAAGTATTCGATAACTTCGTCTTGTCCCGTGTATACGTCTTTAAC